CTGTAGCATCAACTGCTAGAGCAGCAAGTGAAATCGTTGCTACGTGTAGCGATAGGTTACCAGCGGCACCTTTATAAAATGTTTCTTTCATAATTTTATCCAATTACTAAAAATTAAAGTGAAAGCCGGATTGCTCCGGCATAAAGGCTTACTGTAGAGATACAGCCGTATCAATTACCATCGTGCCGTAATCGTTTACGCGACCTGTTTTGTCAGAGAAGCGTACTTTCTTACAACCATTCATCCATACGATAGCTGTTTCGTTCGCGTTGCCGTGGTCGGTTTTCTCTGTAGTCATAGAGAAGTGCGAGCCTGAATCAGACTTACCGTAAGCATTCGCAAGCGCTTGACCACCAAGTAAGATAGCGCGGTCAATGGTTGTGCCGGCTGTTACTTGCTTGGTTGTTGCTTGCTTATCGTTGTTAGATACTGTTACCGTATCGCCCGCGTAGAAACGTACTGGCTTGCGGTATTGGCGCACAAGAATGTTACGCCACATGATCACATCACCTTTGAATACAGGATGATTGAAACCTTGGCCGCGTTTCATGGCGCGAGATTGAAGCTCTTGTAACTTTTTATCAGTCGCAGAAGCATAAAGGTCACGCCATTGGCGAGGACTAACGAATAACAAGAAGAACGGCGACTCGTTAGCCATTTGGTCAGCTTCAAAGCTAATGTGCTTCATTGGATTAGCTTGCTCTTCCAAGATAAGCGCTAAGTCGTCCAGCTTTTCAAGCGTCATAATATCCGCAGCATCAATTGCTTCAAAGCTTGTCGCATCACCGCCAAACTGGTGACGGTCATACGTTGGTGCCATCACATCGTTAACCATGATTTCTTTAAATTCTTCATGATCTTCAAGTGGAATGATGATGTCATCAGGAGCAAATGAGCCGCGCGCACCGGCCAGGTGATACATAGCAACTTCATCTTTAAGATCGTTGTAGTAGTTACCTAGCAACGTTTTAGCTGTGCTAAGCAAGTTGTGCTTAGTACGCTTTTGCGACATTTTACCGCCGCTATCAACCATCTTACGGCCTTGGTCAATACGCAATTCAAATACTGTTTTGCTCAAGCTTTCGCCACGGCCTTCCAGTTTTTTATCGCCCATTGTTGGTAAACCGCTTAGGTTGTGGAATAAATCCATTTCAACCGAATCACCGGCTTGGCTTTGCAAGTCGTTGATCATAACCACTGGCGCGCCCTTTTCAGTTTGCTTTTTGCCGTGGGCCATATCAGCTTTAGCCGCTTTTGGGGCAGAACCGGTTAACATGTTCACGAACGTATTTTGACGGCGTGTATGTGTAAACAGGGCAGCGCCAAACGCTTTAGCCGCTTGTGCTTTTGTAATTGTGCTCATTTTAATTTCCTAGAGAAAATCTGACGCGCTTTCAAGCATCGCTTCAATTTGCGCTTCGGTCATACCTTCCATTTCTGCTGTGATAGTCGCAGCATCTTTGTCCAGTAAGTTTGCGTTAGCGCTCATATCGCTGGCTTGTGTGCCTACGTCAGTGGGGGTATTTGGGATTGGTGCAGAGTTTGCGTTGCTTGGCTTAGGCTTGTGCTGTTCACCAAAGGCGCTTTGTACGCGCTTTTCAACTTCTTTAAATCGCTCTGCTACAGATTTGTTTGCAAACGATGGGTCTTTTGCGAGCTTGTCATCAATAACCTTTGCCATATCCCACTTATCAACGTCACTTTCCATCCACTGTTTTAAGTGCTGTGAATTAGAAAACGCGTCTTGCACTTCATTTTGTGAAGTAGGTTGTTGTGGTGCCGGCTGGTTTTTGGTGCCGTATTGCTGAATTTGGTTAGCAAGTTCACTAACTAATTCGCCTAGCTCTGGATATTCGTCCTTTATGCGTTCCATTAGCTCAGGATCTTTAAGCATTTCACCTGGTAGTTTGCGTGGATCTATTCCAGCCTCTTTAAGTTGGCTGCTATGTAGCTCGGCTACACGTTTAGATTCTGCAAACTGGCTTTCAAGTTCTGCTTTTTCGGTGGCTAGTCTTTCGCGTTCGGCTTCGGCTGCTGCTACACGCTCTCGCGTTTGAACAAGTACGTCATACGGTAAACTGTGCTGACCGTTCTTGCTGCTTATATCCGTTGCTTCTACGTAATACTTACCGTCAATTTCAACAAAACCTTCTGGTGCTTCACCTTCTTTGGTTGACGACTCCCCTTCTACGTCTGTTTTAGCTGGTGTTTCGCTTACTTCCTGCTTTGGCTCTGCCGCTGGTGTTTCTTGTTTGATTTCTACTACAGGCTCTTTTTCGCCATCTTCGCCACCAAACAACGTATCACCATCAATATCAAGACCAGCTAGTGCCGCCTCAATTTCTTCGTCAGTGCCATTTGCTAATATCTCGTCTAGTTCGTCCACTTTATTACCCCATCGACCATTTAACGTATGGTTACGAAAATTAAAATTTAGGCGTATCGCTGCCCTTGCGAGTTTGTGCATCGCACAAAAAAGCCGCCTTAATTTCTCAAAGCGGCTTCATTTCTGCGTAGTACGTGTTTTTTTTATTTAGCCTGCGTGAATGGCTTGTTTGACAATAGCGCTAAAAATATGGTCTTTAGCTTGTTGCTCTGCTGGTAGGTGATGGAATGGCACCATGCATGGATGCTCTTTTTTCTTTGCATCTTTCACCTTGCCATACTTCCAACCAGCAACCACTTTTTCAGTCATCCAGCTATCGTGAGAAGCGCTTGCCGGCGCATCAGGGTTTAAAATATGGAATGCTACGCCCTTGATGGCTGAATCAATTTGCCATTGTGGTGCCATTTCCCAACTTGGCTGATCTTCTCGCAGTGCTGCGCAGTATGCGCGGTTAACTTCGTGACACATTTTAGCAATGGCTTTAACTTGGCCCATATGCTCTTGCGGTATACCAAGTTCGTTATCACCACCTACATCAGCAAATTCAATTTTGTTATAGCCTTCTTCAAATACTTGCTTAGGGCTTATTGATACATAGTCATTTTCATACAGCACAATATAATCGCCGGCTACTGGTGTGTAGCGTGCTATTAGCGCCTGGCTAGCAAGGTAAGGTAAATCAATGTCAGTTCCAGGTATGCCAATAATTAAGGAAAGATCAAGTTGTCCGTCCACTGTAGCTACCGATTTAATCTCAGCGGCTTGAACCACTTTAAAGCACTGGTACTCGGCCATTACTTCGCGTATGTGGACTGTTGCGCCATCATCACCACAAAGCACCACGTTGATAACTTCTTTTGTTTCATTACTCACTTTCAACTACCTCGATACCAAGTACAGCCACGGTTGTTCCCTTAACTGTTGCTTTAATGCCTGCTGCGCTTGCGTTTGTTTCGTAGCGCCAGCCCTTATAATAAATAGCTAAGCCGCCGTCATTAGAAGTCGGCTCACCGTCCGTTTCGTGGATAAACACATCAACTTCACTTTTGTTTTGTATTTTAAGCACTGTGCCTGCTGGTAGCTGCGGCAAGTTTGGCTGCTCATTAAGTAAAGCTAAAACATCGTTTGTGGTTTTAGGGTGAATTGTAATGTTTGGTCTAAACGGCATTTTGCTCGTCCTCTACTGGTGTGAAGTGCGCAACAATTTCACGCGCTTGATTAATGTTGCAAATAAATGGGCCAATAATGCCTTGCTCCATTTGCTCAATCGTTTCGCTTGTTGACAGGTATTTAAAGTCGGCTTCTGAATACTCAGCCTCGATAGGTGCTAAATCAGAGCCAGCAAAAACTAGTAATTTATACCCGCCAAAGGTCGGTGCGTCAGGCCATCTTTCGGATAGTGAGCGCTCCCAGTCACCAACTGTAACTAACGCGTATTTTTGATTAGCTATTGGCATACTATATTTGCTCCCATACGTCCGAGCTATAGTTGGGCATAAACGCATTAACATTGCCTACCGTTGCAAGCTGTGTAGCGCCTTGCTCTTTGTTGGTTAGTGGCATTTTGTATGTAATAACTTCATCGATCAATATTTCAAAATCGTACACGCACCCTTGCAAAAAGTAAGTTTGACCATTGTTATGCGCGCCTATGTCTTTTATATAGAAAGTATTAGCTACACTAAGCTCAACTTGATGAGTAAGCCCGTCTAATGGGTACGATTCATCCATATCAATACCGTCAACAGTACCGGTTATATCCCCCTTTTGCTTCATGTAAGCAGGCCTGCCTTGAGTAGCGTCTAGGTATAACCTTGTTCTTACTGTGTCCCCCTCATCATGACCGAAAAGCACTTCTGAAATATATGGAACCTCAGTTATTCCAGCCATCTTAAAGCGTATTTTAGCCCCTGCTGGCACCTCTAATATTTCACTAAAGCGCCAATACTGACTAAGCCCATCAAGTCTAGCCACCCACTTAATAGCAATAGCTATCTTGCTCTTAACAAAGCCCGCCTGCTCTAATGTTGGTGAAATTAAACCGCTCATAATTACACCTGTATCGCGTCTAGTTGCTGTTGAATGTTGGCTTGTACGTTTGATTTCATTGCCGCTATTTCGGCATTGCTTCTGCGTACTTCACTTAAAATCTTTTCAGTTTCAGCTATCAACTTGTCGTCTTTAACTTCTTCTGTTTCAGTTTTCTTCTGTAATTCAATAATTTTTACTCTTAGCTGTTCGCGCTCAAGAGTTAGCTTTTCAAGATTGCCTTGAATTTCTTGCATTTGTAGCTGTTCCATTGCCTGTGCTTTTTCAGCTTGGGCTTTTGCTTGTGCAAGTTCTTCTTCGCTCATATCCTCTTGCGGCTTAGGAATATTTAACGCTTGGCGTAGAGTAGCTAAAAATTCCTCTTTATTCGGTAGGTCCATTAGTTCAACGAACATAGGCATTGTCGCTGCTTGTGCTTCTGGCGGTATTTGTGCCATTACATTGCTTAATAGCGTTGCTTGTTGTTGGCGATACGTTGGCGTAGCTTTAACCGGTGCTAATGCTAAGTGGCCTTTCCATCGTGCAACATCGTTATTGCGCTTGCCTTCTTCGTTAGGCTGGTTAAGTACAATTTGCTTGCGTTTGGCCTTGTCATCACGGTTAACGGTTACCGCCACATTGTTTTGTGGCTTTAAATCTTCAATTTGGTAAGCAAGTAGTACATCGCCCACTCTGTTACGTGAAAAATGAAAGTTATCGTTTACTTCAGCAAGTGTTGTTGTGCCTTGCTCAACCAAGTTAGAAATAGCAACACCACTTGTCGCATTACTGTCTTGGCCTAACATCGAGTTATAAACGCCGGCTGTATCTTGGATTAACTTCATATCGTTTTGCATGAGGTTAAATTGCTGCGCTGCTATGCCTACATCATTTTGAATGCTTAACGCGTCAGAGGCTTTTAGCTTATTTTTACGCTCAGGGTTTAATGGTATGTAACCGTCCGGCTTTTCTACTTCTTCTTTTAGTCTGTCATTACTTAATTGTGTCGCATCTTCATCAGCAACAATTCTGCGAGCTTGCAGTAAGTAGTTAAGACGTATAACGCGCGCATTAATACCGTCTTGCGCTGGCACCATGCGACTAATAAGGCCGTAAGGTTCGCCGCTTGCATCTTTTTGGTAGCCAATGAAAGGCACTAAGTTATACATGCCGCCCGGCGCTTCACTAGGTCTGTCGATAATGCGATGAGGACCAACAAACCACGCTTCACGAACGTTAGGGAAAGAGGCGTATTCTAGTTGTACCTTGCCGCTTTGCACTGCTGCTTGGTGTATCTGATTTGTTTTATCGTATTCAATAATGCGCCCGTCACTCATTTTAATAACGTGTGCACGCTTCCATACTTTGTAGTAGATAACCTGCAGTAATACGCGGTTACGAGTTTGGTCTAGCCACTCGCTTTGCCCGCGTGTCCAACTTTGACTGTCGTGCCATGCTGAATGTAACGCGTGTTCTTCTACATGCTCTTTATCAACTGTGTTGTAAAAATCTTCCCACAAATTAACTGAGTTTTTTAAAATCTCTTTGTGATCAGGGAAAGTTGCAAGTGCTTCGTCCAGATCCATCCATTTTTTACGCAGCATCCAACGTGCATCGCTGCGATCTGCCTCTTGTGCGTTCCAATCCCACCACACTTCGCGGCGGTGAATAAACTTAACACGATAAGGTGCGGCAAAAGGAATAGGGTTTTTTGTGACTTCCACCCAGCCAATGCCGGCTTTTAATTGACTAGCATACGCATCTGAACAAGCACGATCAGCATGAGATAAACGCCAAGCGTCATTAAACTTCTCATTTAGGCCTTTTGCTAGTTCTTCGCCGTTTTCATCATCGGCCACAATCATTAAATCAGAGCGTGAGCGAGCTTCTAAACCAAGTACGCCATCAATAGTAGGCCCAATCATGTTGTGCACTATTTCTGGCTGGCCGCGATCCTGCAACACCTTTCTAACAGCTTCACTTAATTGGTCGCCATCATAGTAAGCACATGCTTTAGTTGCTGGTGTGCGCCAATCCGGTTGACTATCTATATCGCCTAGTAGTGTTAACAGCTTATCTAGCGTAAAGCCGTCTTTATTTGATTTTACGTGATCAGCCATTTGTTATCTTGCCATCCAATGATTAGGGTTATGTGGTGCAGGTGTGTCGTCTTTAATTAGTCGCTTAGGCATTCTTACTCGCATTTCTTGTGCAATTGCATAGCTCATTACTTGGTCGTCAAAGCCGCCTTGTTGCGCGCCCATTCGACCTTTTTTGTCGTAAACAAACGTATTAAGCTCGTTAACTGTACCGCGCCAAACAATGCCGTCTTTATCGTGAGTAAGCAGTTCATCAAGCCCACTCGTTAAAATTGGCTTTGACTGTGCGCTTGTATGCCAGCCAACCTTGCGTGTTTCTTCGTCCGTATCTTCACGATCAATGTGTTCTTCCGTGTAAATCCGGCTAGTTGGGTAAATCTCAACAAGCTCTTGAAGTGTTGCATGACCGTGATTGTTTCGCTCAACGCCGATATAGGCCTTGTTATACATAAGTCCGATATGCTTGTTTATATGTGCAAACCGCTTAGGGTCTATATGACCGAACCAATGTGCTACCTGTCGCCCGTCCGATCTGGCAACAACGTCTAATGAGCTTCTGTCTCCGTGTTCCAATCCTTCGGCAACATCGGCACCGATTGCATAATCTTCGTTTTCGTCTGGTAATTCCCACACAAGAAAGAAACCAAGTGTTGATTGAGCCAGCTTATCGCCACCTTTAGCGCTTAAATCAACTTTGCCGTTCATTTTTTTGCGCTTGCCGGTGTATGGCTCAAGATCATAAACAAGTAACGGCTTAACGCATCGCCCTTCGGCACGCATTAAATCATCACTATCAAACACTTTACGGCCTGACGTTAAGAATGCTTCCATCGGTGTAGATGGATATTCCTGCTTCATCTTGCCTTTTTGGTTGCGTTCCTTGCCTATGTACCAGCTAATTTGCTCGTCTGTGAGTATTGCGCCGTTAGCTTTCTCAACCGCTTTAAAGTATTTAGCTTTTTCCTTTGATAGCTTTAAGCCACCCGGCGGTACTGCTGCTACATACTTGGGATCATCAAACCAAGGATAAAAATGAAATTTAAAGTCTTGCGGACCAAGCATTAAGCCTGACGCTAATAACTCCATCGCATCGACTGACATATCAAAGAAGTTACCGCTTGCGCCTTCTGCTGTTGACTCTATAAAAATATAAGAGCCTTCATGTACCGCATTCAGTGAGCCCGACTGAACCTCGTCTGCTCGTAATGGGTAGTTAGCGCATATTTTGCCGTATTCAGATACGTGTAAAACCTGCAGTGTTCCCGAACGAAAAGAAACCGCAACTCGAATCCATGAGTCATTATTAAACTTAATGCCGGTGCCAGTTTTACTTTTAACTGAGCGCTTACCTGTTTTTAACCAACTTGGTAGTCGCTCGTAGGGATACAATATCTTTGATGAGAATATTGCCCCCGCTTCGTCCTTGCCCTGGGCGATTACCCCGCACTGCCTGTTGTCGTTAAACATGGCATGATCCAGGATAAAAACTTGTATTGCTGTACTAAACCCCAATTGACGCGCTTTTAAGATGATGTTTAAAAACCACATCGTCATAAACAACACGGTTTGCGCTATACGACAACGAAATAAAACTTCACGGCCTTTCTCGTCCGCAATGATGTATAAGTTGTTTATTCGCCACCACCAACAATCAAGGTATGGCTCGCAACGCTCTAATAGCTCAACTTCGTCTAGTTCAAAGCGTTCTTCTGGTGTTAACCAGGTGCTTTTAGGGTATTTAGCTAGTTTGGGTTGCATTACTGACTAACCACGGTATCTAAACCGCCTATGCGTTTATCAATGAAATCATCAAGCTTACTAGTGCCGCCAGCTTCTTTACGTGCTTTGGCTGCTTCATGCTCTGCAATTTCCGCCTGATGTTTACCGCGCTTAGTAGCATTAACAAGTGCTTTTGTTTGCTGTTTGATGCGTGTTGTTTCAGCAATCAACTTACCGCGTGCTAAAGAATCTGTTTCTATGCTTGATAGCGTTTTAGTTATCGACTCTGCGCGTGTAATGTTTCTATCAAGTGCGTTTTCTGCTTTGAACAACGACTCATAAAGCCGTGTTCTTGCGTCATTGTCAGTGTCAGGATCATCTAATAGATTTTGAATACCTGGCAAAGCTTCCATGACCATGTGAATGCGTGCACGACAAAGATCAAGTTCATCTTCTAAAGTGGTAGCTTCAACAAGTTCGTTAACATCGCCATTAAAATACTTTGAATAACCGCCATGCCTAAAGTTAGGCGCTCTTGTGAGCTTTTGCCCTTCATCTTTTACTACTTTGCGCGGCGCCGCTCTTGATGTTCTTATATGCTTTCGCGCAGTGCTGTAGTTTAATTTGTTGTTATCGCAAAAATCACGCAACGATATTTTTGTTTCGCCATGCTCTTTTTGGAATAGCTCGTTTAAATCGCCCCATTTTGACACTACTTGCCACCGTTAGAGTCCTTGAGCTCACTAAGTGCTTGCTCGTCATCTTTTAAAAGCTCTGCCATTCTGGCTCGATGAAACTCAGCATCTTCCTCTCTTTTTTGCAAGTCGAGTGTATATCGCTTGCTCTGACTGCGCCAATTGATAAAAAACGTAGCGGCTGTAAAAATTATGCCGAGTATTAGCGCTATTGTGTTTAGCGATAAAAGTCCGCCTGCAGCGGTGCCAATACTTGCGGTGTAACTTGCTACTGTTGTTGATTTATCCATTGTTCTCACTGGCCCACTGTTTGATTCGGTTAATGTTTTCATTGCATTGGTCTACTAATGCCTCTAAAAGTTGTGCATAGCTAAGCAAGTCCGCATTGTCTGCTATGACTGTTTGATTGACTTCGCAAGGGGATAAATATTCGCTTGGTGGCGTAACATACTTGTACTGAGTTTGAACAATAATCTCAGTTACAGTTTGCGGTTCTTGTGTACTTGAGCAAGCTGATAGCATCACAAGGAATACTGTTATTAGCCCATTTTTTAACAGTTTCATTGTGCGACTCCCTCAAGCTGTCGATTTCAAATTGTGTTACTGCGAGTTCAGACGTAATTATTTCTATTCTGCGCTCGTATTCGCTGTTGATGCGTGAGATTGAATCACGTTCACGCATTAGTTTTTGGTTCTGCTGCTCTGATAGCTTGACGCTTTGAGATAGGTACTCCGCTTGAATTGATAGCGTTTCGAGTTGAGCGTCTTTTGTTTTGATTGTTGTGTGCGCTGCGTTTAAATCACTTTCTGACTGCGCAAGCTGGTACGTTGCGTAAGCTAGTGCGAGCAATAACGCGAGTATCAATGCTCTTTCAATGCTGCTGAATAGTGTCGTTATCATTTTTAGCACTGTTAACACCCTCTAAACACATTTTACGCTCTTGCTCTCTGCGAGTGATTAAGCCCGGTAATTTTTGGCCCTTCGCATAAACCCAGCGTGGTAATTCATTACATGCACGTAAGCGTTGACCTTCGTTTAAATAACGTAACAATGAGCTTCGGCGGAAATTGGCTGTGCCAACATTGTAATGAAATGACAAGTAAGCAATGTGCTCGCCTTGACTTAGCTCTACGTTCACAGCGTCCATTAGCATGCTGTTATGCTCGTCCAAGTCTTGAGCCAACAAGCCTAAGCATTCATCTTCTGTGTAGGCTTTTCCCGCTATAGCTGTTTTAGTATGACCATAGCAAGCCGTTTCAATGCCAACTGGATCTAAATAACCTGTTAGCTCTTTACCTTCAAACGTTGCCACTGTTACGCCAGCTGCAGCAAGTACACCAGACAAACCAAGTGCGATTAACTTTCCTGCTTTCATAGTGGGCCTTTTGTTTCGCGCATAAAAAAGCCCGGCTGTTAAACCGGGCAAAGCAAGTAGCATAGAGCAAAAAAAATCCGCTCAGTCATAAACTAAGCGGATTTCTTCAACATGTGAAAAGATATATCAATCTTGGGGGGTTTGCAAGGTGATGTTTGATTTTTACTCTTAGCGCTTCAAATTCCACAGCGCAAAAAAGAACATTGAGTCGATAAACAGGACAAATCGTTATAATTCCCCTTCAATTGTTCCGCTAAAACAGAACATCAATTAAATATCAATAACTTACAGTTTAGATTGTTCCGCCATTTGTTCCGCGTTGTTCACCCTAAATTTATCAATAAACAATAAAAAACGCCCTTAATTAGATTAAGAGCGCTATTTTGTTCCGCCAATGTTCCGTTTTGTTCTTTAATGTTCTACTAAATACTTATCAATGAGCACTGGATATTTAATTA